AAGTATGTATATAAGGAACTCAAGAGGTCTTCGTTTAAAAGATCGTTTAAGGTCGATGATGCAACACTAAATGTAAATAAGATTTCCGCAAAGTTTGACAATGGAATTCTTAATGTAACTATTCCAAAAAAAGAAGTAATTGAAACAAAAGCAAAGAAGGTAAAAATTCTTTAACATTTAACCAAAATACTTTAATATTTTAAGAGGGTAAAAAATTTACCCTCTTTTTTTATAACTATATTATATTTATACATATAACGTGGTGATTGGGAAAATAAAACAAGGAGATATGTATTAGTATGAGATTATTTACTGCAATCATTGGGGGATTGGCACTCGCAGTAGCAGGAACGGCTGCTTTCTTTTCTGTTCGTGGTATTGGTTTATTATTCGCAGGTGCAGTGCAGCTATCGCAGCTATGGTAATGGCGGGTGTTTTAGAAGCAGGTAAACTTGCTATGACTTCTTTTTTATATCGTTATTGGGAAAGAATTCCAAGAATGTTGAAGTGGTACTGCACAATAGCAGTTGTTGTTCTGATAGGAATAACGTCTCTTGGTATTTATGGATTTTTAAGTGATGCTTATGATGACACTCGTTCAAGGGTCGAAATGCACGAAAGTAACATTGAAACATTAAATAAAGAGATAGTTGTAATAGAAACCGAAATCAAGACACTACAAAACACAGATGTAACCGTTGAAGACAAAAAGACGGAAACGATTGCAGGATTTCAAAAAATTTATGACGATTATGTTGCAGACAGAAGAGCAAGACAAGATGCTTTATCAACACGCAATAAATCAGATACGGAAGCAAGAACTACTCGCAGACAACAATTACTTGATCGTTTATCTACATTAGACGCCGCAAAAACTGCAATTGAATCAAAGGGTGGTGGATTATTTTCAAGCAACAAAAAGAAACTCGAAGAATTAAAGATAGCACAACAACCAGAACGAGATTCTATCGCATCTTCACTATCATCTATTTCAGAAGAAGAAACATCCGCAACAAAACGATACAACGAATCACTTGCAAAAATAGATGAAGAGATTACATCAGAATATGATAAATTTGTGGAAAAGGTAAATGGTCTTCGTGATACAACAAATGATTTAGATAATGTATCAGTCATTGAAGACAAATATACCAAGATCAAGTCTAACCAAGCAGAGATATTAAAAGAAAAAGAGGGAATTCGTGCAACTGACATAGGAAGTTTTCGTTTCATTGCAGAGTCGTTTGGTATGCCAGTTGATCAGGTTGTTAAGTGGTTTATTATCGTTATTGTTTTAGTTTTTGATCCTGTGGCAGTTGCACTTGTGCTTGCTTACAATATTATGGTAGGTGGAAGAATGACTCTTGGAGAAGAGTTACCGAAAAAAAAAATTGGATAGATAATTTACCATTTGCTGATAAGTTACAAAAAGAAGGTGACTTTGAAGAAGACGAGGTTGTTGTTTTATTAGAAACACCAACCCCAACTCTAACTCCAACACCAACTCCCGAGGAAACACCAACCCCAACACCAACTCCGACTCCGACTCCCGAAGAAACACCAACTCCAACACTAACTCCAACACCAACTCCCGAGGAAACACCAACTCCAACACCAACTCCAACACCAACTCCCGAAGAAACACCGACTCCAACACCAACACCAACACCAACTCCCGAAGAAACACCGACTCCAACACCAACACCAACACCAACTCCCGAAGAAACACCAACACCAACTCCAACACCAATTTCTGTTAAACGACCGTTTGAAAAGCAAGTAAAGAAAGAAGACGATAATGTTTTATCAACTCCTATGTATGACACATCAGAAACACCCGAATCATCAACAAGAGGACCATATTATGTTCCCTGGAAACCGTCCTCAATGGAAGCACACGATAAATATTTTGCAAAAAAAATATACAAAAACTCCAAAGGATATATCCCAAATAGTACACTTGGTAATATTCCAACAGACGATAAATCAAACGACTAATTAAGTCAATGTTTTAATAAGTTCTTGACTTTTAGTGATTTTAGTGTTTTATTTTATGGAATATGTACATATATATAATCATATTTTTATGCGTTCTTTTATTGGTGACTGGATACATCATACGAAACCTGTATGTAAAAAACTCATTATACGAGGGGTGGATTGTACAAACTCGACAGAACTTGTTAGACGTGAAAACAAACTGGAGAAAACTTGACACAAACCAAATGTTTGAAAAAGATGACGAGGTCGGTGCGACTTTCGAAGAAATAAATGAATTAATACAGAACTTAAACGAAAAGGTAGAAGACGAATGATTTCAAAAAAGAAAAAACAAAAAGAAACCAATACAGTAGATAAAACTAAAACTGAAACTAAAGTTGAAACTGTACTTAAAAAAAGAAGAAAGCCAAGGTCAAAAAATAAAAAGCAATACTTCACACAAGATACAGAAGACGCAATTGTAGAGTATAATAGTTCAGAAGATATGATAGAACGTAATAAATTATATAATGAACGAATAAGTTATCCGTTTGACAAACTTGCTGAAAATATATTAAACACCTTTAAGTTTTCTTACTTTCAATGTAGTCACGAAGAAGTTCAAAAAGAAGTAGTGAGCAACTTGGTTAGTAACATACACAAATACAAACAAGGTAACGGAAAAGCATTCTCCTACTTCAGTATAATTGCTAAAAATTTCCTCATTTTATACAATAATGGCAACTACAAAAAATTTAAAAGACACGAAAGTGTTGATGATGAAGAAATTATTTACGAAAAAAAAGAACTTACAATCAACCCAAAGAATGAAACAAAACGAAAAGAATTAAACGAATTCGTCACATTGATGATCGAATATTATGATAAAAACCTCCCACGTTTATTCAAGAAACAACAAGAGTTACAGATAGCAGGAGCAGTAATAGAAATATTCAGAAGGTGCGATAGTATTGAAAACTTTAATAAGAAGGCTTTGTATTTGTATATACGTGAAATGACCGATTGTAAAACTCAAAACATAACTAAGGTTGTTAATAAGATGAAGGATGTACAGGCACAGTTGACCCGTTCTTACTTAAAACACGGATATATTGATATAGACTGATTATATAAACCATAAAAAATATATACATTTATATTTATATTTATGGAATCTGACGTAGAAATATTCAAAGGAAAAACCTTTTCATCACTTGTAAAGGACATTTACTTTAACTCTAATCACAAAAAAGATCAAATCAACCAACTCATAAAAGATTTGCGTGAGATGGTTAAAGATGTCGGTTCTGCTACGGTAATTGCACCTATGATTAAAGACTACATTGATGTCGGTATCAAAAACGATGATCAACTTGTAAAATTATCAGCAGTGTTGCAAAGATTCATAGCAGGAACAAGTGGTTCATCAGATGACGGATCGGGTGGTGGGGGTTTGTCCGAATCGGAAAAAGAAGAACTCTTAAATAATGTAAAAAAAGAACTTGACGATTTAGAACAACAAGAAAAACTTATAGAAAAAAAGATTGAAGAAACTGTAGTTGAGGAATAGGGTTAATGGCATATACTAACTTTACAAAAAAGTCTGTCACCAAAGAGTTGAGTACAAACCATCTGATGACTCAGAGGAAAATGTTCGCCTCCTCACCAGACACAGCCCAATTCTATGAACTTGAACCGGCAGTTGTGCTTGATGTAATTAGAGACGAAAATCATCCGCAATTCAAAGATAAAAAGAAATGCCCAAAAATAATAGACTCTGAGTGGCCGGGTGGATATAATAACAAAGAAGACCCAGATTACTCTTGGATTGGAAGAATAAAAGCAAGAGCACTATTTAGTCAAAACAAAGCACCGATGGCAGAGTTATCTTGGGTGTTGCCACTTGAAACTGGAATAAAAGAGTTCCCACTTGTTAATGAAAATGTAGTTATCGTAAAATACTTAAACAATGTGTATTATACACGAAGAATAAATTCAAGAAACTTTTTGAATAATTCGGCAGATTTTAGAACAGAACCAAGATACGGAGCAAACAACAAACTTACAAAAAAGAATTGCCCAAACCTTGTGGGTGCAAGAAATCCGTCAAATTTAGGTTCGGGTCCAAATGAATTTGGAGAATACTTGGGGAAATATTTCAAAGCAAACAACCGTGTGCGACCACTCCGTCACTTTGAGGGTGACACTATAATTGAAAGTAGGTTTGGAAATAGTATTAGATTTGGGTGCTATGAAGATAACCCAACTATCGATGCAGGTACCAACCAAGGAAATGGAGATGATTACGGAGGAAACCTCGGAAACCCTCAAATCTTAATCAGAAATAGACAAAGAGTAAAATACGGAAAAGAGGGAATATACTCTCACACACTTTTAGAAGATATCAACGCAGATGGTTCTTCTATACATATAACATCCGGAAAAACTGTTTCCAAGTTTATACCAACCTTATCAGGCCCCTGGTGGTGGGGGTGGTGGGGGTTCTCAGCAAAAAAAGAAATCAAATCCAGCATCACAACCTGCGGTTAAAAAATCAGCTGTAAAAAAAGAACCAAGCAACTTTGGTGGTCTTGCTAAAGTAGCAAACTCGTCAGTTGGAACAGGGAATGTTCCTTCGTCAGCAGCTGTTCCACCAAGTCCAACCCAAAAAGGTCAAGTTTCTCCGGGTCCTATGAATGCAATGAACAAATCAAGCACGGGATCAACAGGTCCAAGTGCAGCTGCTTCACAGGCCGCAAAAGGGAATTGGTCTGGATCAATGGGTGCAAGCATGGGAACTGCAATCGGAGAAGAAGACGGAAAACTTGTGGGTGATAGGCTTGGCAAAATGGGACCAGCAAATGCGTCTAAGATTGTAAATGTACAGGGTGTTTCATCTTCATCGGGAGTTGGTGCAAGTATTGGTGGCAGTGTTGGTTCATCTGGTGTCGGATCATCTTCTAACATTACACACTCTATTAATTCTTCTACGGGAAAATCAAAATTTACAAAGGGCATAGGTGTCGGTAACTTTTCATTAAACTCTACATATGAAAGTGGGTTAGTTGGTGCATTAAAAAAAGCAAATAGTGTGGGAAAGTCAACACTACTAAAAAAGACTAAAGCAGGAAGAGCTTTGTCGGCAGCCAACTCACTCGGAATTGATGTAGATGGAGTTAAGGGAATTGGAATGAATTCTGAAGATAGTCCTATGTTTAAGATATTTAAACTGGCATCGTTTGGATTAAAATCAATATGTGGTGCTTTGAAAAAGAAAAAAGAATTTGGATCGAAAACAGAGGAGTCACTTGGATGGTTGTTGTCGTTCGGAATAAACCTAGAATTGCTTGCACTTCTTATGGCAATATTCGAAAGACTTAGAAACTTAAAGTTCAACTTTGGTGCTATGTTTGATTTCGGATTTGATCTAGATAAACTTTCATTTGATCTGTGTGATTGGATTAATCAAGTAGAATTTGGTTCTAATCTAACAGACACCCTCACCGGTGAAGCATCAAAAATGTTTGGACCCCTCAACCCAAAAGATAAAGTAAAGGCACTTGGTGACGATTTGAGTGGTAAGGGTATTTTAAATCCATTTGCAAAAAATGATAAAGATTTTAAGCAACAATATACATCAATCATAACAGAAGAAGAGAAGGCCCAACTAAAAGCTGCAGGTGCTTCGTTTGGTTCAATGGGGTTATCGTTAAACAAAGGAAGTGATCAAGTAGCAACAATGGGATTTGATCCACTGACTGGATTATTTAGAAACAAAGAACAAAGTCCATTTTCTTCTAACTTTAACTTTAGTAAAGCAAACGTGGCATCGGTTAATGTCGCAAAAGATGCAGGAGAAATTAATTATGCTTCATTCGGTTCGGGGGTGTCATTCGGAGCTGCGGGTGCAACGGGATCATCAGGTACATCCGGTTCATCGGGTATTTCAACTGGGGCAAATATTGACACAAACCAACAATCTGATTCACCATTACCCACTGATAACTCGACTACCTCAAGACAAACCCCACAACAACCATCAAATAATACGGGAAGTGTCCCGGCGAGAGCATCCAACCAAACACCTTCCACACAAAGTTCAACACAATCACCAACTTCGTCACAATCAACAAACTCTCCCACGAAACAAACAGGTGGTATAACACCAAAAACTACAACAACCCGACCAAGTTCAAGTGATAATGCCCAACCTGCTCAACAAGAACCAACAAGTGTAAAGTCATTTCACACGGGAGAAGAAATAACCAAAGAGCAACTACAAGGAACACCCATCGCAAATGCAGACTTAAACGCAGTAGCATTGTTACATCCAGAAGACTTCAATACACTAACAGACAAAAAAGCAGTAAATGATTCGGTAAAGCAAGCAAAAGAAGCAAGAAAGAAAACACTCGAAGATGAACTTGCACAGGTCGAAGAAAAAGTAGTATCACAGGCCGCCGGAAATTTAATGTTTGGTAAACAACTTCCAACATTAGACGGTAACCAAATAATAATGAACTCCGAACGCATTATTATATCAGCAAAAACAAAAGAGTTTGTTACATATTCCAAGGGTAAATACGGAATTGCAACTGATGATGAAATTACAATGAATTGTCTACAAAGATATGTAATCGATACAAAAACACATACATCGGTTATATCACCCACAATACACTTAGGTGCATATATTACTACACGACACCCGGTTTTAAAGGGGGATGTTACCACTGCCTGGTTGTCAAGTTTGTGTGGTTGGTTGTCGGGTCACGTCCACAACGACCCATATATTACTACATCAACCCCTGCACAACAGGGTCAACTTGCAGGACTCCGTGCGAGACTTCCTACATTACATAGCACAAGAGTTTGGATAGATGGTTAATATATGTGTGTAGGTTAATATATATATGTAGAAAGAAAATTATGAAAAAGCAAGAACTGATAAATATAATACGAGTGGCTGTAAAGCAAGAGTTGAGTGAGTCTCTACCAAAAATGATAAAAGAAATTTTAAATCCATTGGAAGACCAGTCACCAATGATAAAAGAAACCGATCCGGTAAAACTAACCGAACAGGTTCTAAAAAACTCAAAGCAGGTCGTATCTACTAGTAAAAAACCAAAAATAAAATATAGTAAGAATTTGGCAATAAACGAAGCACTAAATGCAACCAGGGGTGGTGTACCACAAGAAGGATCGTTGGTTTCTGGTCACCAACCACATAACGAATTTACGGATTTGAACGGAAATAATGTAAATGTTGATGCACTACCTGATCACGTATCATCTGCATTGACAAAAGATTACTCACAATTACTTAAAGCAGTGGATGCTAAAAAAGGAAACTAAATGAAAAGTCGTGTTCCACCAAGAAATTATCAAACCGAAGTACCCACTCAACTGGGTCCTGTCGATAAAGTTCCACTTGGCATAAAAATGCCATTTGGTCGCGACAACGAATTTGGTTTCTTTGGAGCTATAACAAGCACACGGGAACGATATCACACCAACCTCAAGATGCTTTTAATGACAGCAAAAGGAGAACGACCTATGGTTCCTGAGTACGGAAGTGAATTAAAAGCACTGTTGTTTGAACAGAACACCGAAGCACATCTTGACTCTTTATTAGAAGACGCAATAACTGCTTCGGTTGAAAGATGGATGCCTGAGATTTTAATAGAGGAGGTCTTGGTAACCAGAGACACAACTAAAGAATCTGAAAACTTTTACGCAGCCAACATTAAAGTTACTTATTCCGTGGTGGCAATACCTGCTTCCGAAAACGAACTCGAAATAACAGTGGAGGTTTAACATGGCAGATGATTTTCAAATTTATTCAAACATAAAAGCAAAAGATATAAACTATTTAAGTCGTGACTTTGATAGTTTCAAGGCAAGTTTAACTGAACATATAAAGTCTTATTATCCAGGAACATACACAGACTTCTCTGAAAATTCTACGGGTATGATGTTCGTAGAACTTGCATCTTATGTTGGGGATGTATTATCTTACTACATAGATTATCAGTTTAAAGAAAGTTTTTTGCAATATGCAACAGAAAGAAAAAACATATTAACACTTGCAAACTATCTAGGTTATAAACCATCACCTGCACGACCTGCATCAACTATGCTGACTGTTATGCACGTTGTTCCGTCTAAGTTGAATGACGAGGGTAAGAATGTTCCTGACTTAAAATACGCACTAAACATAAAGTCGGGAATGGAAGTCAGATCAGCTGCCAATCCAGACGTAGTGTTTAGAACAACAAACAGCATCCAGTTTGGAGAAAATACGGTAGACTCACCACTTGAAATAAGTGTATTTGAACGAGATTCATCGTCTCAACCAACTTTCTACTTATTGAAAAAAACAGCACACGCAACAAGTGGTCAACTCATAAGAAAAAGAATTACAGTTGGACCTCCACAAGAATTCTTTGAAATAGAACTAACCGAACCAAATGTAGTAGAAATCGTATCAGTCAAGGATTCGGACGGAAATGTATGGCACGAAGTTCCATATATGGCACAAGATTTGGTGCTGGTTGAAGACCAAAACAACAAAAGAAATAGTCCAACTTTTTATCAATATGCGTCAAGTGTTCCGTATGTATTGCGGTATATAAAAACTTCAAGAAGATATATAACACATACAAACTCTGATAACTCGGTTACAATTGAGTTCGGAAAGGGTAGTGACAGACTCGACGATGAAATAATAGCACCATCAATGAATAATGTTGGTCGTGTGGTCAATACAACAAAAAGTACCTTAGATATGGGATACGACCCATCAAACTTTTTGAAGTCAGAGTCATATGGAGAATCACCTAGTAATACAACGATCACTGTTGAATATTATGTCGGTGGAGGTAATGAATCAAATGTTCAATCGCACTCATTGAACTCATTAGGGACCGTTCAGTACGCAGACGGTAATGAGTTTTTAACCGATGTAGAACAACGGGTGATGCAAACCATAAAAAGCAGTTTACAAGTAAACAACTTAAATCCTGCACGTGGGGGTCGTGGCCAAGAAACAGATGAAGAAATAAGAATGCGTGGACTTGCAAATTTGTCATCGCAAATGAGGGCAGTAACAAAAGAAGATTATGTTATACGATCATATGCTATGCCAAGTAAATATGGAAGTGTTGCCAAAGCATTTGTAACTAAAGACGGAATTCTTGACACGAAATCTCAAATTGATTTGATAAAATCAACAAATCAAGCAGACACCGATGTACAACCAAACGGATTAAATTCTGTTTATGGAGAAATAAATAATCCATTCGCAGTTAATATGTACATACTAAGTTATGATGAAAATAAAAAACTAATAAAACCCAACGACTTGGTTTTGCATAACTTAACCACATACTTGACAAACTACAGAATGCTCACGGATGGAATAAATATTACAAATGCATTCGTGATTAATGTGGGGGTATATTTTGAAATTTCCGTGTTTCAAAACTTTAACAAAAAAGAAGTCCTATTAAATTCAATGACAGAGGTTCAAAAACACTTTGATATAGGTTCTTGGCAAATTTCCCAACCAATAGAAATCGGTAATGTAGAGTTACTAATATCTCAGATTAAGGGAGTAAAGTCAGTAGCAAACCTACAATTCGTCAACTTAACAAATAGTGACGGTGATTATTCTGAAAACGAATACGACATCGAAGGAGCAACTGTAAATAAAGTTATATATCCATCCATGGACCCATCTATATTTGAAATTAAATATCCTGCACGGGATATAGTAGGGAGGGTGGTATAGTGAATACATTATATAAACCCACACAAGATTCAACTGTTTATTCTTCAAAAGCTTTACGTGAATTAAATTTTGGTAGAAGTGAGATTCTTGAACTTAAAAACACATTTTCTGAGTCAGTCGGACAAACAAACTCTCAGATACTAATTCAATTTGAAACTCCGATAAAAAAAGAAGAACTTAAAAACTACCCAAACATTAAGTTTACACTTGAATTAAAAATTACTGAAAGTGAAGACCTAACAGGAGAAGTAGGAGTTTCTGCGTACCCTGTGTGTGATACTTGGGTTGAAGGAAACGGTCGTGGATCAGACACTGACCCTTTATATGATCCGGTCAACTGGATATATAAAACATCCGACACAAAATGGACGGAAGAAGGTAGCACAGGTCCAACATACTACACACACATCCAAGATTGTGCGGGAGTTACATATGAAATAAACTCTAAATTTATACTAAAAGACAAAACCTCGGACATTTCTATTGATATAACCAACATAGCACTTAGGTGGATAATGGGAGACATTCCAAATAACGGGCTAGTATTAAAATTAATAGACGATTCACCAAACACTCAAAACTCAGTCGGTAGTTTGAAATTTTTCTCAAGAGATACAAATACCATATACTCACCATCATTAAGACTTTCTTACATAGATTATAGTTTTTATGGATGCAAAACAACAACTGATCAGACGTGTGGTCATCACGATAGTATATCGGGTAGTATATCGGGTAGTATATCAGGTAGTATATCAGGATCACTAATTGAAAGTGAAGCAGACTATGTAGGGTTTTCTGATGCGAGTGTGGATATAGCAGATGAACCACCAATTGATGTAACCAAACTAATTACATCAACTTGTCAAGAGATTGTATACAAAGAGCATTCTTTGATTGCATCCGATGAGTTAACAAAAGTATCGGGTCAGTTGTTTCCAAAAATCAAAAACATAAAAAAAATATATAGAACTTCTGAGATTGTAAGAATGGATGTGGGGGTTAGAAACAAAAATCCAATTAAGACATTCAACAAAAAAGCAAGTTATCTTGGAAACAATTATACTGATTACGATATGTTTTATGGAATACGAGACGCAGAGACACACGAAAACATAATTATGTTTGATAAATATTCACAGATTAGTTGTGATGAATCTGGTCATTTTTTTAATATGAGTTATTCTTGTTTACAACCGGGTCGTTATTATAAATTTTTTCTAATGATACAAGGTGAGTATGGAGATGAGGTGTTTGAGGATGAAAGGACTCTGTCAGTAGAGGTTTAATAAATGAATAACTTACCAACATACTTAAAAGAAAGCAAATTCGATCAACAAAAATTAAAAAAACTTTTGACCGAAGGAGAACTTGATCGCAGTGAAGACAACTTTGGGGTTTTGAATTTCAATTTGAACGAAGAAACAAGTGAATCTAAATTAGAAGAGCATCTGTTACTAATCCCAATGGAGAAGTTGCCAATTATACCACCCCAAGTAGAAACATATGCAGCCACCGACGTAATAGAGTATGCAGATGATGTTGAAGAAATTGAGGAAGTTCTTCCAGAAGACGATGAAGAGTTATCATCGATTGAAGAAGATTTGGATGATGCAATATCAAACGAACAGATGCTACAAGCACAAATAGACGAACTCAGTTCTACTCTTGATGAAGAAATGAGTAAGAATGTTAAATTTAGAGAAGACTCGGCCGAGATGTACTTGGCTGCAAAAGACACAATCATATCACAGAGAATCACGTCAGGTGAAGGAACTTCCGCCGATGATTTTCAGGATGTATTTCCATTTTTACCAAAAACATCTGAAGAAAAAGAAAAGTCACTGGATCGCATTGAAAACTTTCCATTCTTAGGTCAATAAAACGATGGCATCGGGATTACAATACATTCAAGAATATAAACCCGAACTTGAGGGTAGATTAACCCGTGGTTATTATGTAGATGAAAATACATTAAAATTATCATACGAAACCACTGCGGTTAAAAGTGAGTTTGGTAAAAGTCCAAAAGATGTTATTGAAATGTCTGTTTATAATTTGGATCAGCAACTTTTAGGTTGGCGTGTTGTAGATGAACTACCCACATATGAGCAAGTTAATATTGAGTTTACTAATTACGAGGGTGATTATGTAACCGGCAGTTCACGTTTGTTTTCTCAAAATTACACAAGTTTGGGAAATAGTGTGCTTGTATCACCCACACACGATCTACAAAAATTGGAGTTAGACCGAGGAACGTATTATGTCAGATATTGCTTCCTAAATAATTTGTGTGGTTCATACGAAAATGAAACAAAATTAGTAGTAAAGGATATATCTCAAACAAGAACTGAAATAAAGATTGTTCCCGAGTGCTTAAAAACTTCAGTCAAACCATCGGCAGTTTCTTTAAGTTACGAGTACATAAACCTTATTAATAAAAAACTACCAGGTGCGGCTCTTTACAATTTTACTGACAAGTTGTTAAAGGACTCTGATGTAAAATCTAAAGAGTATCAATCTGAACTTAGTTTGTTGGTGGAAGACTATGAAGATGTTGTTGAAAAAACAATAAATATTCTAGGAGGGGGAACGGAAAAAGATGTTTACATAAACGCAGATACAATAAAGTCTGATGTATACAACTTGTATAAAAATATTTTAATAACGAAGTATAATAACACATTCACAAAAAGTGACTATTATATAGAGTATCTAAATTCAGTAAACTATATAATATCATCCCACCCAAGACTTGGTCGTGACACAACAGATTCACTGGTTGTTGATTTTTTCAAGACTATACTGATATCTCTATTTGATGTTGATTATCTTGAATCAATGTATGCTTCCCGGTTCGATACATATTTAACTAATTATTTAAATCTAGGTAATGGATCAAAATATCCGTTGTTGGGTATAATTCCAACAAACGAAAACTTAAATGATCCAGACAAACACACACCGATTGTACTAAAATTGTATGAACCACTTCCCATTGACATTGAGATAGGGACTAAGTTCTACATTTCATCAGGAATTTATTCAGATGATATTATGCAGAAGTGTAACTTCTTTAAGTCAAGTAAGATTTCATCATTCAAACTTAGAGGACCAAATTTAAGTGCCACACGTTCTACCACAGGAACCAAGCAATTTAAACAAGAAGAACTTGAGACGGAAGAAGAATCAAGGTTGGATGACACAACCAAAGCAATTTCAAGTTATTTTAATAAAAATATAAATAACAACGACAAAGATTATACTAATTTCAAAAACTTTGTAAAATATTCATCAGCAACACGACAGTTAGAATTATTCCGTCAAAAACTTGAAAAACTTTCAAAGTGGTGGAGTGAAATTGATCGGTATGAGTATTTAATCAAGTCACTTGAAGAGGATATAAGAAACAATATAGTGAGTGAAGCAGATGCCAACTCAGCAACCTCAGTTTTACGTAATATTGATCTGGCTGATACAAAAACAAAAGTGTTTAATGAACTTGCTACACTGAGTGAATATGAACGGTTCCTTCTGTATACAGAGTCTGAAGATGCTTGGCCAAGGAATTCTTATGTAACTATACGAAGTTTAACTAAAAAAAATACATTAGCAAATGGACGATATGATTCAATTGGGGTTTACAACGACAAACCCATGTTCAAGCACAGATATGGTGAGTGGTATATATGGTGGGAAGACCAAGATTCTGCTTGGATTTTATCCGACACTAAACATTTTAAATTATCAAATTGGATTGAAGTAAAAAACGAAAAATATTACTTCGTAGTACCGGTTATATCAGAAAGAAACCACGCAGGGTTTGACCCACTGGACACAATTACGTCGGCACCTGGAGTAATAGACGTGGGTTTATCAGGAGAATCTCAAGTAGTTGCTCCTGATCCAATCTTATCAAATGCAAATGAGTGGAAACTAACACACGGATATGCTTGGTATACTAAAAAACTTAAAGATGCGGTATATTATGACCAAACCAATGACGAATCTCTTGTTATGAATATACCTGAGTTTTTGATTCGAGATGAATCAAACGATGACTTCATTAACTTTCTAAATATAATAGGATTACAGTTTGATGAGATTCATGGTTATATTGAAAATATGGGTAATAGTCGTGGTGTAAGAAACGATAGAGAAAAAGGAATACCTGACCAACTTATTTACTACTTCTTAAACTCACTGGGAATGAACTTTGCGGGACAAGATTCATCTTCAGATGAAATTAAAAAAACAGGAATAGTAGATAAAAACTCAACAGAATACAGACGAAACCAAATATGGAGAAGAATCCTAAACAACTTACCATATTTATTAAAAACGAAAGGAACACTTGCATCTATTAATGCTTTGTTAAGATGCTATGATATACCAGAGCAATTGTTTTCGGTACGAGAATATGGAGGAGTAACAGAGTATTCAGATGATGTATCAAATAAATCTGCGTTTGTCTTTGATTCATATGACTATGGATTGAGCATAAGTGAAGAAAATCAATATGTAGAATTGCCTTGGTCATATGAAAACGCAGAAGCACGATGCATAGAATTTAAAGTTGTACTGAATGAAGAAGCAAGAGACATAGGAACACCTATAGTTATATTATCGGGAACCAGCTGGGAATTTGGTGTAAAATTAGACAACACAAGTCGTGGAGAATACGGTAGGTTCTACTTTAAATCAAATGACTCGGAAAGTTTTTGTCCCGTTGAATCAACTGAACCAATTTATATGTGGTTTGAGGGTGGGTATGAAATACTATTGCAAAAAAATCAAAGATTTGATGCACTTAAACGAAAAACAATATCAATTTTAGTAAAACGAAAAATAGATAACCGAATAGTTTTTAGTGACACCACGGATGTTATAGTAAACGAAGAAATATATACTTTGTTTTCAACAGACAAATCTATTTACATTGGCAATCAATCTGATCACAAATTTAGAGGTCTAATTGATCGTATAAGAATATACACAGAGCCTATCTCAGAATCAATATTTGAAAACCATATATTATTTTCACAATCATACGATATAGGTTCTGCCGAGAATTTAAGCAAGCAATTATTATTTAAGACTAACTTTGATTCACCACACGACATATCAGAGATGTCAAACTATAAAACTGGATACGGAATCATCTCAAACGGTGCATTCGGAAAATCTCTTGAAACTCACGCAAAGTGTTTTAACTTTATTAAAACTGAATTTCCTTACGACTTTATAGGCAAGTTCAAACGAGAGTTTGCACAACTTCCTAGTTTTGGGATGCACGTTTTTAACAACAATAAGATAAGAACAGAACAACAGGAAATAGTTGGTCCTTTATCGCCTTACAATAGAGCAACGAAAAAATCACTTGATCGTGCGGGTAAAGATTCAAATTCAATTGGGTTGTTCTTTGGTCCAAGTGTTCCTTTGAACGAGGAAATAATAAAGTTTTTTGGAGACTTTAAACTTGGTGACTATATAGGAAATCCGGAAGATTACGACAAATCTAAATACAAAGATTTGAACAATTTCAGAAAGTTGTTTTATAGAGAGGGGTTTCAACGTGTTGATTGGAGTGTTTACCTAAATACATTGAAAGGGTACATTGATCCATCTTTATTTGAAAATTTCGAAAAATTATTACCAGCAAGAACAAGAGTCATATCGGGTTTGGTAATTGAACCGACTTTGTTAGAGAGAACAAAATTCAAAGGAACAGCCGTTTCCAATGAAATACAATCAAATGTAAGCAAGTTGACCGTAATCGAACCAACGGAAAAGATCAAACCACTTAAAAATATAACTTTGTCTGGTCGGAATAAAAACAAAGACATAGTATCATTTGCTAACGAACCTGTGTTTGAAGGAAAACCAAACGATAATAATGTCGTTTGCTTAACAAGTAAGTTCAATTACAAGCAAGTTTCTGGAACAAGTTTCAAAGAAAACCTATATAATAACTTTTACGAAAACACACTTTCTCCTGATGCGTATGGGCTAACAAGTTCGTTTGGTCATTATTATATAGACGGAAGTTTGTATAGAGTTGAACACTCCAAAGAGTCTAGGTATGTTTCAACAAAGTTTAACTCTGGTTTAGTTGATTACACCATAACATCCAAATACTTTATTGATGTGTCCGTTGATGACAAAAATAAACTATCATCTGCTGAAAGAAATAATTTGTCATCAGTTGATGGTAGGTATGTATCTTCACGCAATAAAAATAAAAGAAGAGTTTTTGAAAACTCAGCAAAGACTTGGTTTATTTATTATGAACCATATGTAGAATCTTGGGTTTTAATAAACGACAATCCATTTAATTATCAGAATACTGAAACACTTCTTTCTAATGGAACTAAGATTAGATTCTATGCACCTGTGGATGAAGATGGATACTTTCCTGCTACATTTTCATTAAATGTACAAGAAGAAGTACGAAAACTTACAGGCAACTATACAACCTGGAGTGACTTTTTTGTAAACGAAAGAAAAACAGGACCAATCGGATACTATAAGTTTTATTCAATCACTTCCTCTGTAACGATAGTTGATGACAAACTAATGAAACTTGACGGTTCGGTGAATGGGATCGTAAATTGTCACATAAACGGATCATTCACGGGAGAGTATGCAGAATCACTTATAAGTGAAAATGGAACTGAAGTTGTAGAAAGAAAGAAGGGTCATTTTAGATTTTCTGGTTCAAAACATAAACTTAGATTAAACGGAGTTTTATCTGCAACTCTTGATCGTGGAACTGTTGGAAACGAAGAAACCGGAAGTGTGTTGACACTAAGTGACGGTTTTTACAATAACACTCGGTTTGGGGGGTGTAGTTTTAGTAACAAGAAAATGTTGGGTAATATCAATGACATAGTGGAAAATGATCCGTCTTATGTTAAAGTAAAGTTAGACTTGTATGATAGTTCTATAATAACAAAAAATGAAAAAGAGTTTGATAAAATTAAGTTAATTCCCACTCCAACTAAAATTAAGTACAAATTCGAAAATAAGATAGATGCCAACAGACGCATTGAATTAAAAAGAAACTCGGGTAACATTGTATTCTATGAAGACGGAGTACCAAAACGAAATACATTTGCCAAATATGATAATTTGTTTTATCACAAAACAAAAGACATTATCCAACAACCAATGCTAAATAATATACGGTTGACCACCAATATGAAATTGGAAACAACTGAACTTAGAAAACTTGATGTAATTGCGTACAACCAAGATTTAACTTCAACTGATGTAAACTATAAACTAGAATACCGAGTGCATTATAAATCTGTAAGTGTTAACGAGAAACAAAACGAAATAGATTTATCAATAAAGTTCAAATACAGTGAGATACACCAAGACTATGTTTGCGACATCACAAAATATTCACCGGGTAAGTCTTTACAAAAGAATATAGTGTATATTGGTAATAACCTAAATAACACATCCAAGGTTGAAACTCCGTTGGAACTCGATTTTACAGGAGTAGTTGTTGGTGATGCAATTATTGACGCACTTTATGCAACTGAAAATTTAATTCTAAAGAAAAGCAAAGATGATTTGCTGAGTGAACTAAATCAAAATAATTGTTGTATACTTGCTTATGATGTAAGTTCTGATCCAGACCAAGAGTATTGGGTATACTTACTTGGAAACTTGGATGATACATCAACCAAAATAGTAGACGTGCATAGCTACGACTTTGTTCAGAATGCACAAGAAGAATTTAATTATGGTGGTGTTAACTACTTAAACTCTAAGGTAATCGAATTAGAAGATGAAACTTCTAAAACAATACGAAATGACTTAATAGAAGTTAAGCATTTGTATCACAAACAAACCGATCCCAACTTAGATATAGGTGATGAACTTTCACTTGAAATAACTGCAAATGAAAAAATGAAGTATTATCTTCCTGTTAATCGTGAACTTGATGTAACACAAGAAGATGATGCAGAAGCATTAATTTATACAAAAGACACTCTAAATGCAGTATCTACTATAAACATTAAAGATAAATTTTTAACATATAAGTGTACACTTGATCCCATTTTCAATCAAGGTTATTTTCCACAAGAAAAATCGTTGAGTAAATACTTTTTGGTTCTTGGTACATCTGAGTATAACGGATTTTTGGTTGACGGGTTTGTGGGTAGATGGAAGTCGGCAAATGGTCAATACCGAACACACAACAGAAAAAACAAAAAATTAACATACATCCACGAATCAAGTAACTGGATTGTTTTTTACAGTTTAACTAAACCAAACTGCAACAAGATTGGAATTAGAGGTGCTTGGGTTCTTGCAAAAATAAAACCAAATATGTTTTTTGAAAAAGAGGAAGCAGAAATATTCTCCACAGATGATGCATTGTATATGTATGCTTTCAATGAAAGTGATTTTAATTCTACTAATGAAATTTCATATAACGATATAGAACTTCGGGCAGAATCGTTTGATACCAATTACGGAACGGGACCAAACGAAACGGACATCAGATATACAGGAACTATATCAATGTATAAAAAACTATGTGAAAGTCAAACTTTTGTAGAAGAACAAGCAAAGTTGAGAAACGAAGAAGTAAAAGATACATCATTTACACTTATTCCAGTAAAACAAACATTTGAAGTTGCTGATAGATATGGGGTTAATTATATAGGTGCGAGAAATAATATTCTTGCTTGGTCGGTTCATATCGATTCAGTTGAAAACAAATTTCCAACCCGAGCAGTTTACGAAAAAATATATCCCACAAAAGACTTTGATGTTTCGGTTGAGGTTAGTTATACCAATAAATCAGGAATAACAAGACCAAGTGTTAATTTAGTTGGATCAGATGTAAGATTGTCCACGTTCAGTAAAATTGAAGGTGAATATTATATGATAAGTCTTATCAGAAATCAACTTCCTGTTTATAGAAACGCAAATGATTATTATATTTGGAAAGATACATACTCAACCAAAGAAGGAAATATAGCAGTTTGGGTAGTTTCTAGTGATTCTCAACCACTATCTACAAATCCAGAAGACTTGATTGATTCTGATAGAGTGGTTTTCGTTTCTTCATCGGGCACTTGCACCACCGATGACTTTAACTTTAGACTTGGATACGACATGACACCCAACGTATATTCAACCCGTCATAGAAATCTTACCATTGCAACTGCGTTTGAAAATGCTTCTACATCCAACTCTTCCAGAGGTGGTGTTGTGTGGGGAATGATTAGAAATGAAAGTGCCTGTTCAACTTGTGATGATATGGACTATCCAACATACGATATTTCAATAACACCAACTGATGCATCTTCTTTGTATATTGGTTCTCGTAAAGCACTTGATGAAATCGATGCAACCGTTGTTCTTGATATAGAATGTACTCGTCTTGATTGTGACGAGGAATTACTTGACTTTTATGGAACATACTCCACATCAACAGAGTTTGAGTCCGGTGAAGGTGTAGAATATGTAAACCAAATTCAAGACAATGTAGTAGTAAACAAAGAAACCACTGGTTGGGAAATAAGTTATCTTAGAATTCTGAATGAAAGATCAACGAATAAATTAATTTCAAGCAAAAGCACGAAAGTAACAGAACGAAATCCGAGTTGTGAGTACCCAAAATATGGAGAATATATTTCAGATGCAGGAAGTATATCTTACTTGTATTTAGAAAAGGATGAGTACGATGACATTTTGTTGCATATAATGTCAGACAACGACCAAGTTCACAACAGAACGTTCATAAAAACAACATTAATAAAAAATAACAAATCAGTTTGGCATAGCAACTACGAGTGGTTTATTTTCTCAAACATAGACGAGTTTACCGAAATCCAATCCTGGTGTATCAGTGATATATTATCCGATAAAAAAATACAATACAAAGAACGTGTTCGTGATGACGGAACAGGAAATGATATGGATGAAATATACGGGATTTACTATATAGAACGACAGGGTGAACTTGATTTTGATGAAACCAAGGCAATAGTAGCAAACCGAAAAATAAATTTTACGATTTCAGAAAACGATACACTTGAAATAAACAAATATGATCCATCTACATTCACATACAAGGTTCGTTCTGAGTATGGATATCAAGATGATACAGATGCGTTTGATGTTAGAAAAGTTCTTTCAACAACCAGTAACAGAATTTCAACTAATATTCCTGTTGATTTTAATTACAAACCTGATTTCTTTGGGTTGGATATACCAAAGTCTGCAAAAATAAGAATCAGTAATGATGGTAAATTAAACAATGTTTCTAATCCAGTCGTAGATTTTAGTATAGATTTTTTAGAAAACAAAATTCAAGAAGACATTCAAATAAGAATAAAAGATCAATACAAAAGAACTACAAATGAAGTTTCGGAGACATTCAATTACGAGTTTTTATCTCAGGACAATCCTGAGCAAATTACCAACACACTAACAACAAAAAGGTTTAGACTTAATAAACAAATTTCAAATAGTGTTCCCGAGATAAGAAAAATTTCACTAACCACTAAGGTTGATGTTTTTACATCAAAAGATCAAACATATATTATTGAAAACGAAAAACTGATAAATGAAGCAAAGGATATAGTTGAATCATTTGAAGACGGATCGGACGAAATGTCACGTGAACTAATAGTACCATTCACAAACAGATGTCTGTATTTCAATGAAATTGATTATAGGTTGTGTGATGTTAATAAAATAAAGATAGATGGAGATTTGGTTTCACGCGGAAAACAAAAACAACACCTAAGTAAACGAAGAAATTTGTTCAGAAAGAGAACTGCAAATTCAGTAAATACTACTGTTAATCGTGCCGGTGAAATTGACAGAACACCACCAATAGTTAGAAAACGAGTTCCTCTTGATAGAGTGGGTGGTACTACACACGACTCATTTTGGTTTACAGATGATACACCGGTAGTAACACAAACGACACCAGTTCCACCAAGAACATACAAAGGATTTTCTGATCTATCTAATGAAACTCGTTCAAAACTTGAAGCATATTATTCTTTTAATACTGCATATGAAATATCTTGGCCAAACACACCAACTCCATCTCCCACAAACACCGCAACTCCAACGGAGACTAATACACCGACACTGACTCCGTCACCACTTCCATCACCAACACCAATTCCATCACCAACAGGTACACCAACACAATCTCCGACATTAACCTCTACACCATCTCCAACAAATACACACACCCCAACAATCACACCTACAAGCACTGCATCAGCAACTCCATCTCCAACTGCGTCTTTTACTCCAAGTTTGACATCAACTCCGTATGTACCAACCTTTTTAGCAAGAGACGAAGAAACTCCCACATCGTTCAAGTTGAGTGGAGCAAAAGCAAAAGCAAGTGATACAAATATAATTCTTGATGGTGTTTATTATTTAGTTTCACGATACAACAACCGACCAGTTTACACCAATATGTGGGATTTGAATAAAGACAAAGTGGAGGTGGAAATTTGGTATGAGACATCGGGTCTAAGCTCCTACTGGTACATATCATCTAAAGTAAAAGATGAAGACGGTGTTTGGTCACCAACCAAAACAAAGCACTATTATGCGTCATCATCTGCAATACACCCAGGATTAGTCACAGAATGGAAGTGGTATGGAAACGTTGATGATCCTAATGAAATGCAAGAAAACCCAACTTTAACAGAAGATTTGTCAGGTATGTTTGATATAGAAACTTATTCCGTACACGGAACATCATCAGAAAACAACTTTAATAATTCCACCAATAATTTTCAATTAAAGGCAACACCATTAAAAGGATCAACAAACAATACAAATACTATAACCAAGCAAGATATTTTTTATATTGAAGGAATGGAATTTAATTACACAGGATGTGATTCTAACGCATACCAATATAATCTATCCGAAGGATGGTATAAACCAAACCAACAGGAACAAATCACGCAAACATCAGAGGGTGGATCAAATGTTTGGTCGGTAAAAATATCAAGAACTTCGTTGGTTGAAATTCCTGCGAGTGCTTGTTTTGGTGAGTATATTGAGGGAACTGGAAATATATCTGTGCTGAAAAATATAAAAGGTGGTCCAGATTTAACAAAGGAGTTTAAGTAGTGGCAGAAGAAACACCAACACCAATGGAGATACCTCCACAAGATCATTACAGAGTTGATGATTTGTCAGATAAAAAAAGAACCGCACATTTGCACGGAAAAGTAACAGATGGTGGTTTAGATAGAAACACTTCGAGGTTTGCAAAATTATCAAATGACATATCGGGTGCAGACGAAGAAACTTTCAAAGCATATGATCATGTAGAAATTAGAGATACTGGTACACCCATAGAAACAAATGCACTTACACTGGCTGCTTGGGTGAATTTTCAAGGAGAATCTTTAATGTCTTCTTTGATTATAGGAACAAACGATGATACTAACCGGTGTGGTTTGATAGTAAACGCAAATGAAGAAACCGGTGATGAAGATATAACTGGATCACTTGGATACACTTGGGCAAACCATAAAATAGAAATTGAAGACGGAACTACTAAATGGAGATATCAAGACATAATGTTTGATGTAACCATTCCCAAAAATAAATGGACGTGGATTGTTTTAAGCATATATCCATCTGGTACAACCCGTTTGTTTGTGGACAATATATACAGAAAATCATATGACGAGGGATATGCACGTGATATATTAAAATTAAAAAATTTAGAAGTAGGTAGATTCAGTGGTCTTGTTGATAGTGTATTTATTTTTTCCGACAACATTGATTATGGAAATGTAGATGAAGGAATGGAGGTAACATCTGAAATGTCTTACTTATACAATACAAGTAGGCAAAATCCGTTGGAATCAAAAAGACCAACCTCTCAATATATAGCACAACCTCCGGCCGGTGGAATAAAATTCCATTATCAACAACCAACCGAATATGTAGAAGCAAATTTGTTATACAATCAAAGAACAAAGTCACGGGTTCTAAACGGAGAAAAAATTTCTGAGGTAATAAAGTCACAGACACAAGAAATGTTAAATGAGCAGAAACATACGATCACCGGAGGAGTAAATGAGGGGATGCGAGTGTATGCAAACGATAAATTTATGACTTTTGGTGGAGATATACGAGAAATGGAGTGACTTTATTGATTAAAATGTTAATATATAAATATTTATTAAATTAGAACGAACTGAATATATATATTTATTATGGGTTACTTAAACAACGAAACAATAACAGTAGAAGCAACACTTACGAAAAGAGGTCGTGAGTTACTTGCATCTGAATCTGGACTTAATATCACAAGTTTTGCTCTTGCTGACGATGAAATCGATTATAGTCTATACGATCCTAATCATCCAGGTGGAACACAATACTACGATGCAGCTATTCGTAGTATGCCCGTATTTGAACCTCTTACAGACGAAACACAGGCACTAAAATATAAGTTAGTAACTTTACCTCCTGGAACACAATACATTCCTCTCATTAAACTCGGCCAGCAAAGTATCACTCTTGATAAAAACTATAATGGAGTGGTTACAATTTCTCCAACAACTGATCCTGTGTATAATACTACACTTGGATACACGGCAGTTTTATCTGACAGACGGGTAGGAACAATAACAGGTTCGGGTGTAGATGGAACTGCGGCCTCTTCATCTGCTTTATTTCTCGGTGACACATCAAGTGAACAAGCACAAACTGAAGTTGGATTAACATTTACATTTCGTCCAAACGGATCAATTGATAAAGATAGAACTGCAACACTAACTATTATTGGAAATGAAAGTGGTGGTTCGGTAACTATTCCTGTGCGTGTATTCACAGATGCTATATCAGAAAGTGGAATCTCAGACTCATTATGATTTATAAACAAATAGAAGAAGAAGACAAAGTCTTTGGTCGTTCGCAAAAAATATCAACAGGAAGTTTCACAGACGGATTTCAGTTGATAGGTATGTACACAGATGAACGAGAACTAACTTCGGAACTTACTAAGTATGTTCAATCTGGTGCAGGAGAAACTGAAGACAATTCTGATTTATTGGGATTGAGTTCTGAAGATTTAACAATCGGAAATTTTGTAAGTGGTCCAGATTATGCTGAATATGATTCAAAGTTTATGGTACAAGGATATTCACCAACCGTAGATGTAACTGAAAATTATCACGAAGGTCATTGGACTGATGTAAGGTTTGGTGACTATTATGCAAATGTATACAATGAAGAACCAATGATAGGCGAACTTGAGAATGAAAACTCGGATTTACAATTCTCAGTTACATACGGAAATAAACACGGATACGGAAGCAGAAAAGGAACTAAAACTGCCTCGGTTACTCAAGCAATATATAACCAATATAGAAATATACTATTAGGTCCGGGTGATGAAAGTTTTACATTTACTTCTGACAATGCAAGTTTGTCAGGAAAAGACAGAGATTCTTTTTTCGCAATCAACTTTTCATCAACTTCTTTGAAAGAAAAAATTGACGAAGGAAACCTTGAGTTCACATTAAGTTTAACTGCCAAATTTTCGTATACAGAAAATGGAGTTGACGAGTTTATAGAAAAAACATTTACACAAACATTTAGAGATGATTCAAGATACGAACAAAATTTGCTATCTGTTACAGGAGAAAAGAAAGTAGAAAAATCTTTTAATATAATTAAAGGAACACTTGCTGACGGAAATCCACAAGAGTCAGACAAATACGCAATTGGTTCAGGAGAAGGAACCGGTGAAGGGTTTGGTTTATTGTATCCAGACCTTGGTTTGATTATACTAAATCCGTATGCACTTGCGTGTGAATTTGGAACAAGAATGGAAACTTGGTACGATGAGTGGTATACTCCTACAAAATCAAATATATTTCCCTCAAGAGAAGAAAATGCAGGTCGTATAATTTCTTGGTACGGATCAGTTGACCAAAATTCATCTTCATCTGATTATGCTGATAATGTAAAATACGGAATTGAACGTAATCATCAAAACTTCTTAAAAGCATTTTATATGCTGAAATTGGGTGGAAATTTCAAAAGTAGAAGTAGTGAGTTAGTTCCATCTAAGCACTATTTTATACGAGTTAGAAATTCTGATTTCAATTATAGTAACAATCCAAGTTACATTTTCCAAAACAAAGAGTCAAGAGAACTTGCGACTTCAAATGGAATGCCACTTGAATATTTTACAGGTCGTCTTAGATTTGATTCATTTGCAAATGATCCACGTTCGTATATAACAACAATTGGTTTATATACAGATAATAACGAATTGGTTGCAGTTGCAAAATTAAGTGTTCCTGTGTTAAAAAGTTTTGATACAGAAACCTTAATAAAGGTTAAATTAGATTTCTAACTTAATATCTTAGTCTAAATATATTTATATTTATGATTAAAACTCTGAAAGTTTCTGACAAGATAGTTAGAAAATTTAAGTCACATAAGTCTTGGGAACACTCAACTGTAGATTCTCTTACCAATATTGTGTTGGAACAACCACGTAAAAATGGAGAAAATGCTACAATAACACTTGACGAGAGAATGGGTCTTGCGACTGAACAGAGTTCAAGCAAAACAAAAGTAAAAATCAAACGTGGTAAGAAATTAACGGGTACATTTTATCCAGTCGGTCATAAAAACCACAATCCGTCTGTTGAACAAATAAATTATGACGGGTCTTATTACCGAAGTGTTTATAGTAGCATAAAGCATTTATTTTATAACGAATATGGAATTTACGAAAACACAGAAGACGTCAAAAATCCTTTAATGGTTTTTGGTTCTGAAACAGGTCAATACAAAACCAACGAAAACGAAACTGATGCGTTTGGTAATCGCTCGGTCAACTATGAACGTCGTGTAATAAAAGATGATATTCTTGTTATTGAGTTTTCTAAAACACAATTTGGAGAAAAAATAAAACCAAATAACTTCAAAATAACAGATTATAGTTCTCCGTATGGTGTAATAGAAATCGTTGATGATGGTGCAACCAATTTAGTAATAAGTGAAACTTCTTTTAACGAAATAAAAGAAATAAAACGATCAACTGCAAATGAAGAAAAACCTGGAAAAAATAAAACATTCAATTCATCTGATATGCTTGTCGGAAAAACAATATCATCAGATGGAGATTATGTTTTATCAGGTGCTCCTATGCACCAAGATTCACCAAGTGATTATTTAACAGGAAGTGCATCTTTATTCAAGTACGATCCACTCACTAAAGAATATAGAGTTATACGAAATTTCAGTTGCCCATTTACTCAACAAGGATTAATAGCTGAATCGGAACTTAATTCATCTGGATTTTTAGTAACTGAACTCGGTCAACTTTTGGGTGGAAAAGATTATTCCATAAACGATGAGTTCGGTTCGGCGATTGAATTAAAAAATGGAACGTGTGCAGTGGGTTCATCTCGTTCACATATCCACGGAGATTGTAACGAGTCAAGAACAGGTCACGTATTTTTATATGATGTTGACAAAGGTGGATCGGAACATTGGGGTATCACTAATATTCTTGAAGGTGATCCCGGATCAGAGTTTGGTGCGTCCATATCAATTCACGGAAAGTATATGGCCATTGGTGCTCCCGGTATGTATGATTGCGAAGGAGCAATTTATTTATTTGAGAAAAAAATAAGAAACGAAACAATGCCTTGGTATAGAATATCAGATTCGCATTCAAAGTATTGTTACAATGAAGTAACAAAAAACTTCACAGGTTTTCCTGTGTGTGACAAACTTAAAGAAATAAATTCTTCAACGTATCGTTGGAAAATTTCAACTGCGTCTCCTGATGAGTATGAAATTACTTATTTCGGAAGTGAACCAGATGAGTGTGAAGAAAACCAAATCTCTATGTTTGATGAAAATGAAAGTGTTTCTTCATTTGGATTTGAAACCGGATTTCCTGTTTCAAAATATCACGAATTTGAAAACGGAAATCGCACACCAACAATGGGAGTTGGTGATGTAACTTGGGAATTAGTTTCAATCATTAAAGCACCCGGTAGTGATATGCTAGGTCAAAACATTAAATTATTTGGAGATATGTTAATTTCAACATCTCCAAAAACAGAATCTAAACTTGCTCATATTTTCACCAAAAAACAATCAACCACAGGTAGTTGTGATATTTGGGTAAATACACAAACATTACACAAAAACGAAATTTATAATTTAGACAACGATAATTTAATTTTATCGGAATCTTTTGATGAAATAAAATACGAGGTAACGGGAAATAAACTATCAGTTGAAGTAGATACAAAAACGATTACCGAACCAACCGATGAAGGTTTCGTTTATAGATTCAATAAACGATTTGGAGAAGGAACTGATAAGTATAATAGTAAAATAGTTCATGGTGGAAATGTAATTACTACTAATAAATTTGAATTAGTTGATATTCCAAACGGAGATTATACACTTTATATAGGAAGATATAAGGGTTTAGTTTTAGTAGGAAATCCTTCGGCTATTTCCTTTTCTATAAATCCAACTATAAATAATGTTGAATCACGACAAGATACGGTACGATATCCATATCAATATTTTGACCACAATAAATCAAACTATGGAACATCAATTGAAACAAACGGAAAATATATTTTCATTGGAGATGACAATGATAGAAAATATGTAGATACCGATGTTGAACTTTTACAAGGAATTTCTTATTCGGCAGGTGCTGTGTGGATGTATGAAGTTACTGACGAATCAATCAATTACATACGAAAAATATACGAAGAAGAACAAGAAGAAATGCGTTACAATAATAGATTTGGATGTGGGTTGTCTTTAATTGGAAATGACCTACTCGTTGGATCACCTTGTTCAGATGAAAGTAAAATAATGATCAACAACAATGGAACTGAGTTTATGATTCCTGATTACTCAGTTGGAGTAGAAAACAACGATGAAGATTATTATACTGTATTGCAAAGTTTATATACAAGTTTTACGCACGAATTCATAGGAAATGAATTTGTTGATATGGTAATAAAAATTGATGTTAAGAGTATCATTAACATTGATCTTGAAAATATATCTGATTTTGAAATTCGTGCATCGTTTATATCCTCCGATAAAAATCTTGTAGACACCGACCACGGAACTTTGACAAACGGAGTTTATCGTGATAAAACCAAACACACAAACGGAGAAGTTCATTTTTATGTTAAAACAATATCTCACTTGTTTGATCCGATTGAAGAAATAGAGTTTATATATACAATTAAGAAAAACAGTATTCAAGGCCGCGTTAAATATTTTAGAATAAATGATGATGGAACTTTGATGTCTATAAAAACAATCAAAAGTGTAAAGCAAAAAAACAACATAAAAAGTCAATACGGTATTGATGTTTCGTTGAGTTCTACCCGAATTTATGTAGGTAACTCCGTAACGGGTGATTGGCCAGTTGATCAGATTTCAAGTTTTGGAGATGATGAAATTGTTTCATTTGATTCATGTTCTCATATATTTTCACAACGTGGAGATATTATATGGGGGAACTTACAAAACAACGAATTACTTTTAGAAGGATCAATTGTTGCATATGATATTAAAACAATAAGAGACGGTGACCGAGTGTATGTAGGAAATGTATTTTACAAAAACGGAATTGCGGTGATAACCGAACTAACCGACTATTTTGAAAATATACTAAGTATGGGTGGTCGCAGAGGATATGAAATATCGTTTGATGGAGTCAACTGCATATATGAAAATGAAATCGTATGTAAGGTTGATCCACAAGAGTTTAACACAAGCACCAATCCATCTTCAGTTGAATACGAAGAAATACCGTTTGATATTAATGGAGATAATAAATTTGATATCGTAGATTTATCTTACATCTATCGTTATATACTTGGTTCTTTCAAACGAGCAAGTGCAACTGATGAAAATACAGGAGAACCCGATGGAAGTTTAGTTCTTGAGCAAGATAAAATGTGGCCAAACGAAGATATTATTCTTAGTGAATCCGATGACGTAATTTTAATGAATGTGCTAACTAATTTAACTGCAAATGTTACTTTGGATAAACAAGAAGAACTAAGAATGCTAGACAAACTAGACCAACTAAGTTTGTTGAAAGAAACTGGTTTAGATATAGATATGGACGGAGTGGTTAGTGCAGTAGATGCCAAGTTATTAGCAAGATACTTTGTAGGAAGAACTGGTTCTTCACTCATTGAAAATTTAATTAGTCCTCTTAATAAAAACAGCAAACGTCAAGGTGCGTATCAAATCATTGAGTATCTTGATGAAATGACAGGAAAATATCGTGGTCGTAAGATACGAGAAGGATTTCTTGATTACGAAGATGAAAACAAAAAAGATAAAACAGGAAGTTTTCTTGCTCCGTATGCTACAACAATAGGATTATACGATGGACCTGATTTGGTCATGACCGCCAAATTAGCAAATCCAGTTAAGTTAGTTCCCAACTATCCAATCAACTTTTTAATAAAATATGACGTTTAGGGAAAATTCGTTAATATTTATACACAAACCTAATAACTTAAGGAGACAAAATTATGGCAGGATTAGCAAATGAAGCAGGAACAGGTGACAGTTTAGAAACTGGCCAAGGACTTTCACAATTTTCAAGTGGATTCAACCGCAGACGGGGTGGTATCGCAGGAAGATTTTCTGGTGGTGTAGACCCATCTGGATTAAAAGGAACATACTATCGCGATGGTATGCCATCACCAACTCAAGGTGATGCACCCAAACTCAGTTCATTCGCAGATAAATCAGGACGAGGAACTGGTGTAAACTTTTTCAAATACGGAGCAGGTATCAAAGGTGGACAAACAGGATCATCCGGTAACGAAATTTATCGTGCATCTTCAGATGCTGATGAAGGATTGAACGATTCGTTTAGTGGTAAAGCAACAATTAGTGGATTCACAACTAAAATCAGTAGAGGTATGTCAACTTATAGTGATTTTGGTGCAAACAACGGTGCAATAGGAAATACTGCGGACGCAAGTTACTATCGTTCAGGAAATGGTCAGTTTGACACAGAAAGATATAAAGATTGGATGGGTGATCTTGTGGGTACACAAGGAACTAAGGCATCTTCATCTGGAAGTGGAGTTTTAGGTAACTCACGTCAAGGTGTTAAATAACATTGACTTTTAAAATTATTTGGTGTACTTTAATGTATGCCAAATAATAATGTTTCCCTTGGACTTGATATAAGTTCAACTACAATAGGTTATTGCTTTTCATCTTCAAAAACTGATATAAACCACGCAGGTTTCATATCGGTTCATAAAGAATTCTCCATAAGAAATAAAGCAAAGAAGGTTGCAGAGGAATTGAAAAATATTCAACTGCAACCTTTTGTTGTAATTGTAGAAGATTCATTGAGTGGTTTTGGAGGTGGACGAACAAGTCAACAAACTATAGTTAAACTTGCTAAGTGTAATGCCATAATAAGTTACGTGGTAGAAGAACTGTATAATCTTGAAGTACAGCATATAAATGTGTCTACTATGCGTAAAGCTGTATTTGGCAAAAGCAGAGAAAAAGGATTAGATAGTAAAATATTCGTAAAGAACAACCTCGATAATATGCTTGATTTATCTGAGTTTACCTTCTATAATAGTAGGCAGAATTATGATAAAAAAAACTATGATATGCTCGATGCCGTGGTGGCGTCTTTGCATCATTGGTACTCCTTTTAGCAGTGGGCATTTCCGAACAAAAACTTCTTAACCTTTTGCAAAAGGTTCTTGGTAACGGTAAAATCGTCTCTAAAGACGAAGTTATGTTTGTGTGTCCATTTTCACACCACAGAAAACCAAAATTGGCAGTTAATCTTACAACACAACGGTGGCAAAGTTGGATTGATACAAATGCCAAAGGTCGTAGTATCTTTGCTTTGTTCAAGAGGTTACAGGTTCCGAGTAATTATTTTGCGGAGTTATCAAAAATTGTAAAACTTCCCAAGAACACAAATTTAGCAGACACAGAGAATCAATATGTAGCATTGCCTTATGAGTTCAAACGATTGACCGAAACACATACTGATTTTTCTTATTCCAAAGCAATGAAGTATCTCAAAAATCGTGGGATTAAGTCATATGATATTGAAAGATATGATATTGGATATTGTGACAAAGGAGATTACGCAGGCCGAATAATAGTTCCATCGTTTGATATAGATAATAAATTAAATTACTTTCTAGCAAGAGATTTTACAGGAACTGCGTATTTGAAGTACAAGAATCCACCTGTAAGTAAAGATGTGGTGGTATTCGAAAACCAAATTGACTTTACAGAACCTCTCGTTTTTTGTGAGGGTGTGTTCGATGCGATTGCAATTCGTAGAAATGCAATTGCTTTGTTGGGAAAAAATATTCCAAGTAAATTAAAAATGCGACTGATAGAATACGGGGTAAAAGAGGTTAGCATTGTATTGGACAACGATGCATATAAAAATGCGTTGGCAATGTCCGAGTCGTTGATGAACGATAGCATCCGAGTTAAACTAATTAAAATGGAGAACGAAGATGCAGCGGACTTGGGGTTTAATAAAATTATTCATAAAATCAAAAATACAAATCTCCTTGATTTTAGTGAATTGATGAAGCAGAAATTATGCATGAATTAAAATCGGATTTGAAAAATGTTGAAAAAGTATACCACTTAGCAGACATTCACATAAGAAACGTAAAACGACACAGTGAATACTCTTTAGTATTTGAAAATTTTTACAAACAAGTAAAGGAAGATAACTTCGACAACGCAATAATTTTTATTGGTGGAGATATTGCCCACGCAAAAACAGAAATGAGTCCTGAACTTATACACCAAATTTCATCATTTCTAAGAGAGTGTGCAAAATTACACCCAACTCTTGTGATTGCGGGAAATCACGATTGTAATCTAAATAATCCAGACCGTCTTGATGTATTATCTCCTATAATGGATATGATGGACGATGATGATTTATTTTATCTGAAAGATAGTGGTGTGTATAAAATTGGAGATGTTGCGGTGGGTGTATTCAGTATATTAGATGATCCAGAAAACTATGTATCTGGATTAGATATTATCGATGAAGAAGTTCAAACTAAAATTGCAGTATACCACGGGGCAGTAAAACGAAGTATGACTGATATAGGATATGTGGTAATGGGAGGTGACATTGAACTTCCTATGTTTAATGGATATGATATCGTTATGTTAGGTGATATCCACAAATATCAAGTATTACAAGAACATCAATCTGAGCATAGGTTTATTCCTGAAGATAAAATAGATGAGTATAAACTAGAAGGTTGGTGTGTAAGTGATGACTAATATACTAATTAAGTGTAGAAACATTCACATAGGTGATGTTATTTTTTGTAGTAGTGTAGCAAAAAAACTAAAACAAAAAAATCCAAATTGTGTAATTCACTATGATGTTAATTATTTACAACCAATGGAGTTGCTTATTAACAATCCGTATATTGACGGAGTTTATTACAAAGAAAATGCGGAAGTAGATTACGATGTTGTTTATCAAATAATGAATAACGATGTATCAACCCTCAACCCATACGAATCAGCTGTGTCTCAGTTCCAACGAATGTGTGGTATAGAAGATTATGATGATTGTTTTGAAGTTTATACAAACCCACACCTTGACTATTCCATAAAAAGAAGTATGGAAGAATTGGTAAATGTAAATGAATGGGATCGTGATTTTATCAAAATTGGATATCAATCTGATTGGGATAGAAAAAGTTTTTTGTTTACTGAAGACGAATACACTCAATCTGTTGGTGGAGAAGACGGAACTGGATATGGAAAAGGAAAACGAAATGTATTCGATATTATAAATTGCTTAGAAGTATCTCCAAATGTTATAATATTTGCACTTGGTCTTGAAGACAAAATATCTAAAAACTATCCTTGTTTGAACTCTACTAGCAAATTTTCGTTTACTGCTAGTTTGATGAAAAATTGTGACTATGTGGTAGGAGCAGAAGGATGTCTCACAAACATATCATCAGCAGTCGGAACTCCGACCATAATTACAACCGATTACATTTATCAGATGTTTGGTCCCCGTGGAGTCCACTGGCAACAACGTGGTGGGGATGTTCTCAATTTAGAAACAAGAATTCCGTTTTTAGGACCTTGTAAATATTTTCCAAACGATAACCACGTTCACCTAAATCCTTTTTTGAGTGATTATGAAGTTGGTGAACAGATTTTAGAAATTGCGACTAATGGATGAAGTTAAAGAACGATATGTAAAGGTAAGAAGACACAACCAAAATAAACCAGTTGTAGTCTACTCAGGAAGTATGATTCAACAAAATCATGGAGAAAAACCACAAGGCCACGGGTATGTGCTATGGGACTTACCAAAACGTAAACACACTCACCACGAAGTTCATAATGACTATGGGTATTATACAATTGAAGTTCGTGATGGAAAGTGTGTTAGTGATCTGAGTAAGTTGCCGAAAAAAGCAAGACTGCGGGTGAAGGTGTACAACACAACTGCTACGGAAACAAAGGAAATCATCGCAGACATTCGCAAACGAACAAGTATAAGTGATCTTAATGTTACGAGATGTGACGCAATATCAGAAGCAAAGAAATTTGATCGAGATAACAAATTTGACTTTGGTGATATATCGTTGGTTCAAGTTCAAAACGATTTAATTGAAGATTACTTAAGAAGAAATTTTGTTGTTGATGACGATCAGGTTCAAACTGCACTTGATATAAACAAAGAAGTGAATGATAAATTGGTTGTAAAAGAAGTTCTTAGGAACTGTATTTGGAAACCCAAGAAGTTTGAGTTTGGTAATATGTTCAGTTACGGAGATGCAAATGTAGTTGATTTTACTAACATGAAAAGTGTTATGGGATTATTTGCGTCAAACGCAAGTGGTAAAAGTAGTGTAATGAGTGCATTAAGTTTTTGTTTATTTGACAAATGTGATAGAGCATTCAAAGCAGCCCACGTACTTAACACACAAACAGAATCTTTTTACTGCAAATTAAATTTTGAAATTTCCGGAGTAAATTATTATATAGATAGAACTGCAACTACCAAAAAAAATGGTGATGTAACTGTCGTGGTCGACTTTTGGAAGTTAGATGAAGACGGCCAGCAAGTATCTCTAAATGGTGAACAACGGGCAGGAACAAATGCTTCTATTCGTGACCACGTCGGTTCATATGATGATTTTGTATTAACAACACTGAGTTTGCAAAACAATAATGCAATTTTTATAGATAAAAGTCAAAGTGAACGAAAAGACTTACTTGCACAATTTATGGGCATTGATACATTTGATCAATTGCACACAACTGCATCTGAAGACATCAAAGAAATTAATGCACTATTAAAAAGATTTAATCGTGAAGATTTTGACGAAACTTTGGCAAGTGTTCAAGAAAAACTTGAGGACATAAACAAAAAGTACACAGAACAAGATAGTACAACAAATATAGCACTCCTTGAGCAAAAAAAATTCAACAAAAAACTTGCTGATAAAAACTCTCAATTTAAGAATTGTTCTTTCGATGAAACCTCGGTTGATATCGATGAACTTGAATTTAACAAAAAGAATCTAAAAGAAAGACTTGAAGTTGCAACTGATAATAGAGACACTGAATCAGAGAGAAAGAAAAAATTAGCGACCACCCGAAAAGAAAAATCTTCAGACCTGCTCAAGTTGGATGGTGTTGATGAAAAGTATGTTAAGGTTCTAAAAATTCGTGAAGATATAACTTTAGTTGATAAAGATTTGGCAGTTTTACGTACATCAGTAAACGCAAAACTTGATAAATTAAAACATTATGATTGTCACGAATACGATCCTAATTGTAAATTTTGCGTTACCAATTCCAAAAATCTAATAGAAAGTGCCGAACAAACTAAAATTGAACTTGATAAAGATAAAGCGGCAGCGGACGAACTTGTAACTCAGAAGAACGAATTATTAAAAATTCTAGATGAGTATAAAAATGTTGAATCGGAATATGAGTTGCACGGTAAACTTAAAAATGAAACAACTCAACTCACATACGAAATAAACGAAGCAGACTCTAAAGTACTTGCGTTATCAAGTATGATAGAATCATTGGAAAAGGATGTTGTTATCAACGATAAAACTATCGAAGAATATTATGAATGTAAAGATATTATTGAGTTTAATAAAAAATTGCAATTTGAAGTTAATGATCTTGAAAACAAATTACTAGGTATAAATGAAACCGCAAACGAAGAGACCGAAAAACTTCAAACTTTATTTGGTGAAGTTAAGATTGTTGAAAAAGAACACGAAGATGTAGTCGCATCAATCGAAGAAGCAAAGGGATATGAACGAAAAAAACGAGGATACGAATTGTATCTTGATGCAGTTAAACGTGATGGTATTTCATATGAACTTATTTCCAAAACGATACCGAGTATTGAAAGTGAAGTTAATAATATTCTTTCTCAGATTGTAGATTTTGGTATGCAACTTGAAATGGATGGAAAACATATCTATTCAAAGATCACATATGAAGATCGCCATTGGCCATTAGAAATGTGCAGTGGAATGGAACGATTCATCAGCAGTATCGCAATGCGAGTAGCACTTATCAACGTAAGTAGTTTACCACGTTCTAATTTCCTTGTTATTGACGAAGGATGGGGTTCATTAGACGGAGACAACATAAGTAGTGTATTTAATCTGTTTACCTATTTAAAGGGGCAGTTTGAGTTCATAATGGTTATAAGTCACTTGGACGTAATGAGAGATATGGTGGACGAGATTATTGAAATTCAAAAAGAAGGTTCTTTTAGTAAGATAAATTACGGAGCATAAAACATATTTAGATATATATTTATTATGTACCTGAAGTGTATTTATGAGTAATTCCGAAGAAAACCAAGAAGTCCAAGAAGAAAGTCTTATCAAGGCCGGTCTTCGCAAAGGATATTTTACACTCGTTGAAGGTGTATATGATCCTGGTATTTTGAAAGCAGTGTTTTTAGCGGGTGGTCCTGGTGCAGGTAAATCAGCAGTTGTAGATACCGTTTTTAATACAACACCCGAAGTAAAGTCATTAACTTCAACTGGATTAAAAATAGTAAATAGTGATAGTTCGTTTGAGCATTTGTTGAAAAAAGCAGGACATAGTTTAGATTTAGGTTCACTTGATGATGATGTGTTTCAACAAATAACAAGCAGTAATCCAAACTCAATTCGTTCACGTGCCAAAAACATTATGCTCAAACAATACGAGCATTACAAAAATGGTAGGTTGGGTGTTATTGTTGATGGAACAGGTGATGATTATGCTAAAATATCAAAACAAAAGAAAGAGTTGGAAAAACTTGGATACGATTGTTATATGGTATTTGTTAATACAACACTTGAAGTTGCACAACAACGAAATGCTTTTCGTGCAAGAAAACTTCCACGTAAAATTGTGGATGTTATATGGAAAGATGTTCAAAAGAATATGGGAAAATTTCAAAGTGTATTCAAGCAGAATTTTACTATTATTGATAACTCAGAAGATTTAAGAAGCAAAACAAAACCAGGTAAACTCAATCTTGCTCCATTTATATTAAAAGCAACTGCACGGTTCATTGGAAAACCTATTAAAAATCCAATCGGTAAACAGTGGATTACTTTGATGATGAAACACGATAAAATGAGTAAGAGTGGTGATAAACGAAACCGTATGAACGAAGACCTCGATATGGTATCTATGGAAGAAGTTGTTCTTCCTATGGATTTGGAACGACATTTAAGTCGTTCGATTCACGTTATCAACAAGTTTAAGCTAAATGAAAAAAGAAATCTTGCGGTGCTATCGAGGTTGGTAGAAAGTTTAAATCTGAGCAGAAACCAACTTGTAAAGTATTTCCATCATATTAGAACTATGAAATTCAAAGGAGAAAAAGATTGATGTTTGATAAAATTATAGATGAATTAATTTCAGAAGATAAGTTGGGTGAGGCTTGGCATCTTGAAATGGCTCCTACTCATGCTCGTTATAGTTTTTCATCGTCTAAGTTTGGAAACGAAACTTGGGCAAGAGGAATGGCAAATAAACTTGTGCAAAAAGAAAAAGAAGATTTTAAGTTTATTGGAATATTCAGTGAAGGAGAAACCAGTGAGGGCCCTGTAGTTGATGGATATGTATTTCATTGCACCGATGAGTATTTGAAAAAAGCACCACATATGCATCGTGATAAACGCAAGGCGTGTACGCGGCATCTTAAAACAGGAAAGATAGAAGAATATCTTGAGGATTAATTATGAGCATCGAAGAATACAAAAGATACAAAGATGATCCATTTTGGATGAACTCAAAATACGATGGAGTGTCGGGTGAACAAAGATTACCTGTTCAACGTAGATTACGTAAAGGCGAAGTAAAATTTAAGAAGGGTGATGAAATACTTTATTATCCAAAAGGAAAAGTAATATTAGTAGGAAAAAAAGCAGAACAAGCATATAGAGACTTTCAAGCAGCTGCATCTGATGAAGATTTTTATATGTCTCAATACGAGGAATCAAAAATGGAAAAAACAAATGAAATAAAACTAACAAGTCCTGAGTACAAAAAAGCACTTGATTTTATGTCTGGTTTGCACTCAAGTATTTTGAAAGCAAAAGATAAAGTAATCAAGTTTCTTGAAAGAAAAGGATTTGACGAAATGGCAGACGAACTTGCTTCAATGTCAAAAATACAATTCAATCAGTTTGTATCAAGAAAAGTACACGAACAAAAACTCAGAAAACAAATTCGCAAGATTTTATCCGAATTACTCGAAAAGTAAATGGAGCATTTAAGCACAGATTTCGGCACGAAACTATCCGAGTTGCTAACAAATGATATTTCATTGTGTGAAGCAGGTCCTATAGAAGAATGCGTTGTGTGTGCTAAAAAGTTTGGTGAAGACGTTGTTCTTGGTAAAAACCGAGATAGAAATTATGCACCAAGTTTGAAAGTTGTTAGGGAACTAACAAGTGAAGGTGTTGAGTTATGCTATGTAGTGGATCAAGATACGGGTTGGTCAGAAGGAATGAATTCCGAGGGAATTGGAATTGTGAATAGTGCGTTGATGGTAAAACGTGACGAAAAAGAAAAAAAGATTGCCAAGAAAACCAAGAAACCATCAAAAGACGGAATCAGAATTAAAGAAGCACTCAGCAAAAAAACTCTAAACGAGGTTGTTGAGTCGTTGTTAAACTTTGAAAAGGGTGTAAAAGGTCATACGATTGTAAGTGACGGAACTACAACCAAGGTCATTGAAAATACAAGCAAAACAGAACCAACGGTTACAGATACCGAGTTAACAGAACCAGTGATTAGAACCAACCACGGAATTGCTGATCCTACTTCTGGATATGCTCCTGGTGACAACAGAGATTCTTCTGAAATTCGTATGAAGAATGCTGAACAGTTGGTTAATGGTGCAGATGTATACGAAGAAATGTTTCCTGCGTTTTACAATCACCAACAAGAAAGGGGTCCTAAATACGATATAGTAAGAACCCAACATTATTTGTGGACATCAAGTCAGCAACTTATGAATTTAAATAAAAAAGAAATGATATTGTATTTGGTTCCTGATGCAGTAAAGTTTACTGGTATAGAAAACAATTTGCCAAATGAATATGATGCTAAGATTTCTTGCAACATTAGAAAATACGAAACAACACCAATCGGAAAGTACCAAGATTACGTGACAACATCACCCGAAGACAAAAAAAGTGCTATAAAGAAACCTATAGATATTACACCAGACGTTTCTGTAAAAGAAACACTTGAAAATTATTTAACCGAAGAAATAGAAACAATTTTTGAAAATTCTAATGTTACAAAGGTAATAGGAATTTATCCAGGTAGATTCCAACCCGCGGGTGCTCACCACTATAAAACATACAAGTGGTTAGACAAACAATTTGATGAAGCTTGGGTTGCAACAAGTGATAAAACTGACACAACAAAAAGTCCATTGGATTTCAAAGAAAAGAATATGATATGGAAAAAGCACAAAGTAAGAAATGTGGTCAAGGTTAAGAATCCATATGTATGTGCGGAACTATTAGATAATTATGATCCAGAAACCACGGCAGTTGTGTATATCTTCGGAGAAAAAGATGCAGGTAGATTGAAAACTAAAAAAGTTGATGGAACTCCTGGATACTACCAATCATATAAAAAGAATAAAAATAATTTAGAACCATACAAAAATCACGGATATTTTATTGTTGCTCCACACGTAAGCATCAAGGTACTTGGAAAAGAAGTAAACGGAACATACATACGTGAACTACTTGGAAGTCCTGAGTATGATGAAATGACAAAGATTAAAGCATTTGAAGAACTTTTTGGTTGGTATGATGAAAAGATATTTAAGTATTTGACCAAAAAATTCTCAACACTATTTGAAAACGAAGAGTTATTTGAAAGTTTCTTATACGAGTATCCTAAGTTTGAAAATCTTGTTAACGAAATAAGTACAATTGCATTATCAGGATTATCACTTGTAGATGATGGTCCTGGTTCGTTTTTTCCCGGTGATGTTTATGAAAAAGAAAGTGATGCCCGTGTAAAACAACTTGGGTATGATTTGCTTGACTATGTTGTCGGAAAACACGGATTGGGTCGTAATATGGATTATCGTGAATGGGGAAAATACGCAGGTCCTGTTCCAGCAGTAAGTTTTTATCCAGCAGGAGTTACAGACGAAACGACTGCAAATAATCAGATTTCGATTGATAAAAGTAAATCTGCACATGATCAATGGGTTGAATTCATTGACGGAGTAGCAGAAACATCAGGATATAAACTAATTGACTTCGTTGGTTCAGAAGCATCTATTAGAAAAGATGATAAAACAGGTGAAGAAAATGTAGATGGAAATACACTTGATGTAGAAGATGATGAAAACGAAGACAAAATAGATAAAGGAGTCGAAGGTCAGGCAATCAAAGAAAATAAACTTTTAACAGAAGGAGGGGCGGCTGGTCACATGAGTCATCCGTTTGATGATAAAGATTTAACTTTTGCGGATTTGAAGGAAATGATTCGTAGATCATTAGCAGGTGAACTTAATGTTGAAAAGGAAGTTACTGAAAAACTTGATGGTCAAAATTTAATGTTTTCTTGGAAAGATGGAAAGTTGGTCTCGGCGAGAAATCAAGGTCATTTGAAAAATGCAGGTGCGGCCGCACCCGATGTTTCTGAATTTGAAAGTATTTTTCGGATCGTCCTGAGAACATTCGTGATGCGTTTGTAAGTGCAGTTAAAGATTTAGAATCAGCAATTTCAAGTTTAAGTGATGCACAGAAAAATAAAGTGTTTAAAGAAGGTGAACGATTTATGAACATAGAGGTAATGACTCCTGCTACACAAAATGTCATACCTCAAAATGTAGATATGTTGGTTTTCCACGGAACACAGGCATACGACTCTGCCGGCAAACCCGTTTCAGAAGATTCGGATGGTAATGATATAACTGGCGAACTTAAAGATTCTGCTCGTATGCTAAGTGGTATGCTCAAACAAATCAATGCAGATGTTCAAAGTCGTTATTCACTGAACGCACCAATTGTCGTGGAACTTCCGAAAAGTAAAACATTCGGAGATTCTTTTGCAAAGTATTCTGCGATGCTTGATAAACTTAAAAAAGAATTTAAATTAAAAGACAATGATAAAGTAATGAAGTATCACGATGCTTGGTGGAGAAATCTTTTAAATAAACAACAAAGCAAATTAAAAGAGGTATTTCCATCAAAAGTATATGAAGCACTTATAGGTAGGTGGGCATACAATGATAAATCAAATAAGATCACAACGATACGAATGGATTTATCCGAACAACCCAAACTTAAAGATTGGGTCAATAAATTTGAAAAAGAAGATATCGTAAAACAATTTGAAGCAAATATGTGGCCATTTCAATTCATCTTTTTGAAACTTGGAGCAGAAGTTCTGCAAAATGTTAAAGGATTTGTGGCTGCTGGTGGAAGTGATGATATAGCAAAAGCACTCGATGCACACACTAAAACTTTAAAAGCAAAAAAGATTAGTTCGGTGGAATCTCCTGAAAAGTTTAAAAAGGATATTGCAAAACTCTTCAAGAACCTTGACAGATTAACTGCGATTGGTGGAACAAAGGTTATCGCACCAAGTGAAGGAATCGTATTCCAATATAAGGGTGGGACATATAAATTAACAGGAACATTTGCTCCTATAAATCAAATCATGGGAATAATGAGATTTTAGATATGGAAGTTGATGAAAGAAATTTATCTCGTCAAGCACGAAGAAAACTTGCTATGTCGGCAAGAAGAACTGCAAAAAAGAGAGCAAAAAAGAAAAAACTTCTTGCAAAAAGAATGAAGACTCCTGCTAAATTAAAAGCATCTGCTGAAAAAACCGCAAAAAATTTGTTGGTAAAAAGAATAACGGGTGGTTTACCGTATGCAAAATTATCTCTAAGTCAAAAGCAAAAGGTTGACAAAAAAATTGATGCGAAGAAAGGTTTAATAGCAAAAGTTGCAAAAAAATTATTACCTCGGGTAAAGAAAAAAGAAAAAGAACGTGTTAAAAAAGCAAGAGCAGGTAGTAACGATGTTCAAGAGTCTGTGGATGGAAAGCACGGAGTTCTTACATTAAGTGTGAATGGTTCGCAACCAGAAGTATCTGCACGATATGTGGACGGGGAACTCAAACCTTATGTATTCAAAACAAGAAAAGATGCTAAAAAACATACAGATAATGTTGGTGGAAAGCCGTTTGAATCAATGGATACTGGTTTGTTTTATGTAGAGTTTACTAAACTTGATGGACCGGTTAACGAGAGGGTTGAATACAAAACTGCAAACGAAATAAAAAAAGATTGGAAGAAACAATACCCAAATGATAAATTTACTTTCAAAAAAGTTCGTGCAAAAGGAAACGAATTTTTGATGGTATTATCTCCAAAGGGCATTGAACTTGAAAAATATCAATTTGTACCAAAAACAGGATGGACTGAAATGAACGAAAACAAAGAAAATGAAGAAGATGCAAAAGAATTAAAAGCAATGCTTGATATAGCAAAAATGCTGAGTGATCAAAGTCCATACTTCAAAGGTCGTGGTAGTAAAAAAGAATATATCAAGATGCTTGTTCATAAAATAAGAAACTTATCGGAAGCAAAAAAGAAAAAGTTTATGTCTAAGATGGATGCTTATAAAAAAGTCCGTAAAGAAACACTACCTAAAAGCAGACCAATGAAAAGCAAAAAAACATACGACAGAAAAGACTTCAAAAAAGGGAAATACGATTAAGTTAATGGACGCAGTTATAGGAACGGTTAGTGACAAGGTCACAATTTCCGTTCAAATCAATAAAACAAAACACGCAGGTGATCGTCAATCACGACACGATCATACACAAATATCTGAAAACGATATTATGAATGTTGCTGATAAAGCAATACCTAGTATTTCAAAAGCATTGTTATTTGATAGAATTGATGTAGGTGACTATATTCATGTAAACGATAAAAAAAGTGCATTAAATTTAATCGGAATACTACAAGAGAAGTCCCCATACAATCTTATGTTTGTGGTTATGACTGTTATGATAAAGCCGAACTTCGTGGCAAAACAAGGAACATATACAATTACCGTATAAGGAGCAATAGCATGATCAAGTTGAATGGAAACATTTATTTGACGGAGTTGGAGATTGATAAAATCGTGAGTGATACAGTAAACCGATTCAGAACTTCTCATCGTGCAATTCTTCCACAACAGGTAACATACCTTGATCGTGAATTTGTGGAAGTCTTAAACACAGAGGCAAAGAACGCATCATTGTGTGCATATTATTTATATGGATATGGAGAAGATTATGCTCCCGTGAAAAAAATAATACACGCAATAGCAGATAGATTTAGAAAACATGAAGAGTGTTGTAGCAAATTATATTTTATGCAATACGACTTAACGGAGTCTCAACGCAAGAAGTATAGAACCCAATATGAAAACTTTTTAGTGAATGTGTTTTTAGATGAATGTATACTAAATCTTAAAAACATATCTTAATAGTTTGACAAAACAAAAAAAGAATGGAATAATAAAGTTATGGCCTTTAAAATGGATAAAGAAGATTTAAAATACGTTATCGGTCGAAGAAATTTTAAAGGAGAAGAAATTCCCTAAGTTCACGGTTATGAAGGAGAAGTTGAAGAACTGTTATTCGTCAACCAGGAGAATTATGGACGATAAAGACGGAAAAGAATGGAAAAGGTCGGTGCAAATACAAAGTGAACGAACAGGACATGATGGACAAAATCAGAAAAACTTTCAAGAAGCACACACTGCCCAAGGAAGTTTGTACTGTGATACCACTAAGTTTAATGCAAAGAATGTTGCTATGAAAGGTATGTGTTTTGATTGCGTCAAGAGCATGAGCAAAAATTAAAAGACGAAGGTAAATACGAAGCATACGAAAAAAGACTATGCTGAAAACGAAAAAGTTTTTTCTATCTAGAAAATCAAAATGCAGAATCAAAGCATATACATTAATGATCCTCAAATTTTTAAACGAAGATGGTTCACTTGAAAAGTGGAATATTCCAGAAAAAGGCAAATTAATGGAAGATTTGAACTCTGATATCAAACAAGTTGAAGAGCGAATTGGTGATATTGAAAAAGAACTTGTCGAGTATGCAGATATAGAATTTTAAAAGTTCCAACGATACCTTGAAACTTTTTATATTATAGAAAACTAAATACATATATATTTATCCTTAATGGCAGACGGACAAAAAATGCCCTTAAGGGAATTAATAAAACAAGAGTATACAGAGTGTTTGAAATCACCTATATACTTTATGAAAAAGTATTGTAAAATTCAACACCCAACATTAGGAACAATACCGTTTCATTTGTATGAATTTCAGGAGAAAACTTTAGAAAGTTTTAAAGAAGAACAATTTAATATTGTTCTAAAAGCAAGACAAATGGGAATATCCACGTTGGTATCTGGATATGCCCTGTGGTTAATGACATTTTTTACCGATAGGTCAATTCTGTGTATTGCTATCAACCAAGAAACTGCAAAAAATATTGTTACTAAAGTGACACATATGTCAGAAAATTTACCAAGTTGGTTACGCAGTGAGTGTACAGAAAAAAATAAACTGAGTATGCGTTTTAAAAACGGAAGTAGCATTCGTGCAGCTTCAAGTAGTGTTGATGCGTCTCGTTCTACTTCGTTGAGTTTACTTATCGTGGACGAGTGTGCGTTTATTTCAAATATGGAAGATATATGGACTGCATCACAATCAACAATTACAACAGGTGGTCGTTCTATATTGCTATCTACTCCAAACGGAATTGGTAACTTCTTTCATAAAACTTGGGTTGGTTCAATGGACGGATCAAACGATTTTAATCCAATTAAACTTCATTGGAATTTACATCCTGATCGTGACCAAACTTGGCGAGATTTACAAACTAAGTTGCTTGGAGACAAAGATGCAGCCCAAGAATGTGATTGTGACTTTATTAGTAGTGGTCGTTCGGTTATTGATGCAGACCTCATAGAATGGTACAAAGAAACTTTAATGAAAGAACCCGTTGAAAAACGAGGAGCAAATAAAGAATACTGGATATGGGAATATCCCAACCACAACAAAGATTATGTTATAGCAGCTGATGTTGCCCGTGGAGATGGTCGTGATAAAAGTGCATTTCATGTATTTGATGTAGAAAATGTACGACAAGTTGCAGAGTTCAAAGGAGAAGTTGAAACAAAAGACTTTGGAAATTTGTTAGTTGCAGTTGCAAGTGAATTCAATGGAGCATTGCTTGTGGTGGAAAATGCAAATATAGGTTGGGCGGTTCTTCAACAAATTATAGATAAGGGGTATAGTAATTTATATTACACACAACGAGATTTTCAATATATAGATGAATTTTCTCAACATACTAATAAATTAAGCCGTATGGATAAAAAGCAAGTACCTGGTTTTACTACATCTATTAAAACTCGACCACTCATCATCAGTAAAATGGAAACATATGTTCGTGAAAAAGAAGTTGAGATTTTTTCGGAAAGAACTCTTGATGAAATGTTTACATTTATTTGGAACGGACAAAAAGCAGAAGCAATGCAAGGATACAATGATGATTTGGTTATGAGTTTGTGCATTGCACTATGGGTCCGTGATACTGCACTTAGATTTCGTTCTGAAAATATAGAGACACAAAAATCTTTATTTGATTATATGGGAAGTACAGCGAATATGGATGCAGGATCAAATTATCGTCAATCTGGTCTTACTACAAATCCATACGAAATGAAAAATCCACACGGTGGAACAGAAAATTTAGACTGGTTACTTAAATAAACAACAACAATTAGGAGACAACACAATGAATAAAACGCCGAATATACTCATAGCAATGGGATTACTATTTTTTACCGGAGGTTGTGCAACACAATCTTTGTTACCGACTCAAGGAGTATATACGGAGTCTTCATTTGAAACTTATACACAAGTAGAAGGTGTTGTTGATAAAATCGTAGTCGGAGAAACCAAGTA